CGATTTTCGTGGATAACGCCGAGGCTGTGACGCAGCTGGCCGAGACGGATGCCCAGGTCATTCGCCTGATCGTTCCTCCAGCGTTCGATAACCTGCCACAAGCAGCGCAGGAAAGCCTCGTTGCTATGCACGGCGGTATTCAAGAGGCAAGGAAGCAGTGGAGCAAACAGAATAAGCAATTACGCATTGAGACTGCCGGAATAAGCGGAGAGGATCTGCTCATCGTGGACAACGAGGTAATCGCATGAGCGGGGACAGCGGAATTGTTGAGGTTAAGGTCGTGACCGGCCAATCCCGATATGTGGACGCCCGGACTGAAACGCTGTTCGTTGACGGATAAGAATGGATGTCTGCTGCTCCGCTGTGCGAATGTCCGGAGGATGCGATTCTCGAGCGCGACCTGCTGGGTCCTTCGGACTTCGCGGAGCTGTTGAAGTCATTTTTGAAAGAACACCGCGGCAAGAAGGTGCGGTTTGTGTACGAAGACAAAGCCGGGGAGGAAGCAGAATGACCCAAAACGCGGTAGTCAAGAAAGAACTTACGCAGTCCGAGCGCTTTATGAATATGGTCGTTTCAAATTTCTCGACAGGCGTCGGGGAACCGGCGCTGACCAACTTTCAGAAGCGCCTCGCACAGAACTACTTCATCTCGCTGGATGCCACATTTCGGACCGCAGAGGAGAAACGACTCGCGAAAAGCGAGAAATACCGCGATCCGGTACCGATGACGTGGCAAAACATCAATATGGATAAGCTGGCACGGGATGTCGTCACCTTCGCCCGTGTCGGCTTTGACCCCGCCCAGAAGAACCATATCAATATGGTTCCTTTCAAGAACGGCAAGTCTGGCAAGTACGATATCACGTTTATCGAAGGTTACCGGGGAATGGAATTGAAAGCAGTCAAGTACGGCCTTCACGTGCCTGATCATGTTGCAGTGGAGCTCGTGTATTCATCCGATAAATTCCGCCCTATAAAGCGAGACGCGCGGAATCTGCACGAAAACTACGAGTTCGAAATTACCAACGCTTTTGATCGGGGCAATATTGTCGGTGGTTTCTATTTTCACTCTTATTCGCAGGCGCCTGAGAAAAATCGATTGGTCATGTTCAGTTTGAAGGACATTTTGAAGAGGAAACCAGAGAAAGCCTCCCCCGAATTTTGGGGTGGAGAAAAGGATAAATGGGAGAACAACAAAAAGGTAGGCACGGAGCAAGTCGACGGCTGGTACGAGCAAATGTGCTGGAAGACGATCTTCCGGGCGGCGTACAACGACATCACGATCGACAGCCAAAAGATCGACGATGACTATCTCCGCTTGAGCCAGCTTGAGCAGGAGTATGCGGAGAAATCGACCGATGCGGAAATCGCCGAAAACGCGAACCGCGAGGTAATTGATGTGACTCCGTCATCGGCACCACATACGCCAGACGAACAGGAGACTCCGAAGGTTGATCCGGATGAAAAGCCGGCTGATCCTACTCCTGAGAAGGCCGATGCAGGTGCCGAGAAGCCAAAGCCAAGCATCGACGAAATGGAGCTTAATTTCTAATGATCGATATCCATCCCATCGCCAGCAGCAGTGCCGGCAACGCCTACCGGGTGACGGACGGCCATACGGCGCTTCTGATCGAGGCCGGACTGCCGTACAAGGAGATTCAACGAGCACTCGACTTTCGGGTGACGCAGCTCGCCGGGTGCCTCATCACGCATGAGCATGGCGACCACAGCAAGGCGGCCATGGACATCATGCGCGCCGGGGTGCCCGTTTATACAAGCGGAGGGACAGCGTCCGCAATCGGGATTTCTGGACATCGGTTGCGGACCGTCGAAGCGCTCAAGCAGTTCAATGTCGGTACATGGACGATTCTTCCGTTCGACGTCCAGCATGATGTGGAGGAGCCGTTGGGGTTCCTTCTGACCAATCCGACCGGCGACAAGCTGGTGTTTTTGACGGACACGTACTATTGCAAATACCGGTTCGGCGGCATCACACATTTGATGATCGAGTGCAATTATTCATTGGATATCGTAAACCGGAGGGTGGCGGCCGGCGAGTTTCATCCTGCGCAAAAGCGACGACTGCTTACATCCCATTTCGGCTTGGATAACGTCAAACACTTCCTGCGGGCAAATGACATGAGCTCACTGCGCGAGGTCTGGCTGCTCCACCTGAGCGACGGCAACAGCGACGCCGAGCGCTTCCGCCGCGAAATTCAGGAGGTTACCGGCGCGGTCGTCCGGGTGGCAGATCGATGATCGATGAGCAGCCTGCAAAGGTCCTGATCGCACAAGCGATATGGGACCTTTCGACGCCCGAGGAGCGGAAAACGGCGATCGTCCAGTACCTAGAGATATCCTATCCGCACTATAAACCGATCCGGTCACAGCGGCCGTTTGTGCTGTGCGAGGATACAAGGAGGGCAGGGAAGCCGTGAAGGTTGAGCAGCTCGATCTATTCGCTGGCATCGAGCCGGAGGTACCAAAGCGGGTGCCTCTCCCGTCTCGTCCGGCACCACTGAACGGCATGTATTACGAGCGGAAAACGGATCGTTTCGTTTCGTTCGTCCACGGCCGCCGGCATTACGAGATAGCAGCACGCCGTTGCGGGCTGCCGAAGGACTGGCAAGACAAAACAAGGCGGGAGCGTGCGATATAGATGCTAGAGACTTTGAATATTACTTGCCGGGTATGCTTGGATCAGAATGAAGTAAAGGTTCAACCCAATGATTTAAGCAAGTACCGCGCCGGAGCTCATGCGCAGGATGTTTTCCCTTACTTAAGCGCTGACCAAAGAGAACTCATTATTTCAGGAGTTTGCGGAAAATACTTCGACGAGATGTTTGCGGACGAAGAAGATGAGCTGTAGAGGGAGAGTGCGATATGAAGAACGGTAAGCGCCCGACGAGGCGCGAGAAAATGATGATCGCTTCCGTTTGCTCCGATCTGGATAACTGGCTCGTCAGCAAGCGGCTGCCGCGGTCCCTGCACCTTGTTCATCGGCATACCGGGACGATCAAAGTGATTCCGATAGACTAGGAGGAGCACATATGGCAGAAAGAAGGATGGTCAGTAAGGTCATCAGTATATCGGAAAAAGTGAACTCTCTTTCTCTATTCGGCCGGCTCCTGTATACGTGGATGATCCCGCATGCTGACGATTTCGGACGTCTGCCAGGGTCGCCTGCAAAGGTAAAGTTCCTAGTTGTTCCGATGGCAGATGAGTCCAAACAGGATGTCGAGCAAGCGCTGGCCGATATGGATAAGATCGGGGTAATCCAATGGTATGAAATTGAAGGGGAACAGTTCATCCAGATTACAAATTTTGACGAGCATCAAACGGGTTTACACAAACGAACCAAGTCAAAATTTCCCGAACCTCCCGAGAAAATAACGGAAATTTCCGGACCTGTCGAAGAACTTCCCGGAAATTCCGGGGGATTCCCCTTGAATAGAACTGAACTGAATAGAACTGAAGGGAACGGAACTGAAGGGAACGGAACTGAAGGGAACGGAACTGAAGGGAACGGAACGGAAGGGAACGGAACGGAAGAAGATGCGCGACCGGTTCCGTCTCCAGAAAATATTGAATCTATAAAAGTCCGAGTCCATTCACTCATCGATCAGGTCGGAATCAAAAAATATTCGATCTATGATCTTGATGTGCTGTGTAGCTATCTCAGAACAGTAGATTTCGAGGTTATCGAAGCGGCAATAAAAAAATCGAGCGGTAAGCAACACATTAATTATGCGATAAATACGCTCAATGGGATGATATCCGAAGGCATTACAAGAAGAGAGCAGATTATCGATATTCCCGAACCGGGAGTAAGCATGGGACATGGTCCTCCAGCTGCAAGCGGTCAATCAACACCGAACCGACAGCTGTCCAAGAACGAAATTGCAGCTCAGAAGATCAGGGAGGCGAGGGAGCGTGAAAGAGAGCGAGATCAGGGAGATTTTCCTCGTGATTGAAAATGCCTACGGCGGCGTATTTGCGTACGACGACTTTAAAGTCGAGGTTTGGCGCCAGACGTTGGAGGATATTCCGTTTGAACTGGCCGAGAAAAACCTGTTGATTTACATCCGCAATCCCGATAACCGGTTCCCGCCGCATCCCGGCGCACTGGCTCAGTTGGCTGCAGAGGAAGCGCGCGGGCCGGATATTCCAAATGCCGAAGAGACCCGGGCGATGCTCGCAGCCTATGATTGGGATCGGAGCCTACCCCTGCCTGCCTTGCCGCCTTGCGTTGCAGAGCTGAAAGCGAAATGGCGAGCGGATGGATGACTACATGATACCCGACATACCGCCGCCTCCCACGTCGCCGGAAGAACGGGTACCTCCGCATAACATGGAGGCGGAATGGGCTGTACTGGGGGCCGTTCTACTGGAGCCGGAAGCCATGGATACAGCGGCCGACCTGTTCCGCGGCGACGAATTTTACGATAGCAAAAACCGGATGATCTTCAAAGCCATGCTGGAGCTTTACGACGCAGGCGAGCCGATCGACCTGATCACGGTCAGCTCGCAACTGCAAGACAATCAGCAATTGGACAGTATCGGCGGGGTTAGCTACTTGAGCGAGATAGCCAACTCCGTACCGACGGCGGCGAATATCAGCTATTATGCGGGCATCGTCAAAGAAAAGCATACCCACCGCGAAACGATCAAGTCGATTGATCGGCTCCAAAGAGAGGCATGGGCGACGGATGACCCGAGCAAACTGATCGCCCTTATGCAACACAGGGCCGAAAAACTGGCGACTCAATCCGTCATCAGCCGGCCTTTCCGGTCGACGAAGGACGTGGGGATTGAGTTTTTCGAAAATCTTGAAAAGGCGAGCTTGAATAAAGACGCCGGAGGGATTACCGGCATACCATCAGGCTTCCGCGATCTGGACCGAATGACGGCGGGTTTCCAACGATCCGACCTGATTATCGTGGCGGCGCGGCCATCCGTAGGGAAGACGGCCTTTGCGCTCAACATTGCTCAAAATGTCGCCATTCGCAGCGGCGAGGATGTCGCCATTTTCAGTTTAGAAATGGGTGCCGTGCAGTTGATGGGGCGGATGGTCTCGGCCGAGGGGAACATCGACGCGAGCCGGATGCGGACGGGGAAGCTGTTGCCGGAGGATTGGGAGAAAGTCACCACGGCCATCGGGGTCATTGCTTCCGCACCAATCCACATCGACGATACGCCAACCGTTACGGTCAACGAGATTCGCTCCAAGTGCCGGCAGCTTAAAAAGGACCGCGGCGGGCGGTTGGGGCTAATCCTTATCGATTACCTCCAGTTGATTACCGGCGTCGGACGCCCGGGAACCAATCGGCAGGAGGAGATTTCCCATATCTCCCGGACGCTCAAACAAATCGCTCGCGAGCTGGATGTTCCAGTTATCGCGCTGTCGCAGCTTAGCCGGGCGGTTGAGCAACGGCAGGACAAACGGCCGATGATGTCGGATTTGCGGGAGTCGGGCTCGATCGAGCAGGATGCCGATATCGTGGCTTTCCTGTACAGGGACGACTACTACGACAAAAAAACCGAAAACAAAAATATCATCGAAATTATTATCGCCAAGCAGCGGAACGGTCCGGTCGGAACGGTCGAGCTGGCCTTCCTGAAGCAGTTCAACAAATTTGCGACGCTCGACCGCACGCATGCGGAGCAGCCGAAAAATGACCAGTCGAAAAAGGCGACCAAGGAGCGAAGGAAATGGGCATGAAGAAGCGGATCGACCCCATATTCCAAACCCGAAACCGGCTCGTAATCAAGCACCGCGGGCAAATAATCGGTGAGGTGTACACGCTGCGGCGATCGTGGCCGGGATCGCGCCGGCGAGGAAGGCGGGCCAAATGATCAAATTTACGGTTTACGGTGAACCCGTTGCTCAAGGCAGGCCCCGAGCATCGACGCAGGGCGGATTTGTCAGGATGTACGATCCGGCTAAGAGCCGGGATTACAAGGACTATGTGCGGCTAGCCGCCTCAGAGCACTCGCCGGCTACGCTACTGAAAGGTCCATTGGCGGTTATGGTGATTGCTTATCGATCAATTCCTAAAAGCTTCAGCAAGCGAAAGGCGGCGCTGGCCGAGGCCGGTAAAATCTATCCTGTATCCAAGCCGGACGCAGACAACTACCTCAAAGGCGTAAAGGATGCGCTCAAGGGCGTCATGTGGGTCGACGATAGCCAGGTCGTGGACGCCTTCGCCCGTAAGCGATATAGCCATAAGCCTCGTATCGAGGTCAGTATCAGACAACTGGGAGAGTGAACAGCATGGCACACACGGAATTTTCAGCAAAATTTGACGGACTCAATATGGCATCGAAAAACAAAGTTACCCTGATCCTTCCCGAGAGTACATCCGATTCGATCTTGGGGAAGTTGGTGCGCATGAAAGGTCAGCAGCTCCATGTGACATTCGAAGACCCGCAGCAAGAAATGGACATTGAAGAACGTCCGGAACGGCGGAAGGTGACATACACGGCCGACCAGAACGGAGTTGTCCAGTCCGTAGGCAAGCAGCTCAGTATTGACGATGTCAAGCCAGAAACGGCAGACGGCGGGGGACAACCAAAACCAGCAGAAGTAACCGAAGGGCAGGAAGGGGCCGAATCCGACGGCCAAGCGGATGGAACTGTTAGCGACGAATATGCCGGCAAAGAGATCGTGATCGCGGTCCATACCAGCTTGGAGGAAGGGCAGGAGGAAGTCGGGGACGCTGATGACAACCTGATCGAATACGTCTTCCCGATCGTTAACGGCACCGGTCGGACGCCGAAAAAATATGTCAACGGCGAAGATATGGGCGTCATTCTTGGTGGAGACATCAAAGATGCGATTGGGCTCGAAACCCATCAAGGGTGCTACGCGATCGAGGATTTGATCGGCGCAGGCGGCGAGCTGCGAGACGTCCAAGGCGGCGACCTTAGCGATAGTGAGGAATTGGATTGGGGCGGCGCCGATGAGGAAGTTAACGACGATGACGGCCGCGACCTGAGTAATTGGGAACGTGAAGTTTTGGGAGACGACGAGCCGAACGAGGGCGATGCCGGGGAAAGTAGTGCCAGCGATGAAGTCGACGCTGCACCTGCTGATCCGAACGAACCAATGGACCTCGACACATATATTCTCACCCATAGGCCGCAGTTTGAAGGTCTGGAGCACGATTACGCTGCTCTGTTCGGCCGGAAGAAGGCCGGCGAGACGTGGAAGGAAATCGCCTCCTCGTTGGGCATTACGTCCAAAGAGCTCTCGACAGCTTGGAACAAGTACAGAGCCCTCGTCCAAAAGAAGATCGAAGACGAGTCGTTCTGATGACCTCCATATTCGCCGTTTAAGGCGTTAGGACGTCCAAAACGGACAAACCCATAAACAATATCCAGAAACGCAAATGCGCCCCCGCCGAACGATTGGTAGGGGCGTTAACATCGGGAGGGGAACACGTGGGTATTGAAATCCTGAAAGTTGAAGGCGGTCGGATTCCGCTGGTGGATAAAGAGGTCGAAAGGCGGGCAAGCGCAAACGGGCCGGTGGTACCCGGCCAACTGAGCCCGGAAGAAATGGCTGCATTGAACGAACGCCTTGCTCAAAAGGCAGGTCCTCAGATCAAACCGTGGGAGCCAACGCTATCCAAGGATGATTACC